GACGGCAAGATCGTTGTTGCCGAGTATGCAGCCAATATCGGCAAGGTCGCGTCAGCTGCTGCCTCGCTTGGCATCCCACTGGCTGAAGTCAACGCAGCCATCGCGCAGTCAACGGCAGCAGGTGTTCAGGCTGAAGTGGCATTCACAGGACTCAAGTCGGCCTTTGCGCGTTTGGCATCGGGTGAAGCGGCAGATGCGTTGAAAGGGACTGGTGTCAGCATCGATGCTGCGAGCTTATCAGCAAATGGATTGGTTGGGACTCTGCAGCAGCTTGTAGATGCTGGGCTGGATACTGGTCAAATCTTCAAGGCACTGGGTACTGAAGCGGCACCGGCGCTTCTGCCCCTGCTAAATAATCTTCAGAAAACAAAGGAGTTAGTTGATAATCAAGTCAACAGTGCTGGCGCTGCCAAGGCAGCTCAGGTTGAAGCCGCCAACACTATTCAAGGCGCATGGAAGTCGGTAACGACGGCGTTTGAAAACCTATTCGCCGGCCAAAGCGCACTAGGCCAGGCGATCGCCGGCGTTCTGCAAGCGGTGTCTATTAAGCTCAACGAGATTGCGCAAGCTGTTGAGATTGCCCTGGCGCCATTTAATTTCCTTGTTGGCGTGATCACAACGCTTGCTGGCAAGGCTGGCGAACTCGCGGCTGCGTTCAAACAGGTTTTAGCGGAAAGCGAATTTGTTAAAGCGCTTGCCCTGATTTGGGAAAGGGTGCAGGGCGTCATCTCAAACATTGCCGAGAAGGTGGCACTTGTTCTCGGGAAGGCTTTTAACGATGTGCTGTTTGTTGTTAAGCAGGTTGCTGGATTCCTGGGCGAGAAGCTCTTTCAGGCACTTGACAACATTATCAAGCTGATTGTTGGGATCGGTCAGAACATTCCTTTCTTGGCTGAGGGTTCTAGGAGGCTTGGCCAAGAGTGGGAAGAAATTAAGCAGCAGGTCAAGAACGCAGGCAAGGAGACTGAGGAGGTCGCGCAGAAGAATAAGGTCGTTCAGTCAACTCTGGAGCAAACAAAGCTCACCGCAGAGCAGTTAGCGGCGCTTACCCGGTCGCAAGGCAATTTGACGCAACAGCTTCTGAGCAATGAGATCGCTATTGCTGAAGCAGCTGGCAATACAGCCAAGGCAACACAATTAAAGTTGAAAGCCACGCAGGAGGTCGCCGCTGCAGCTCAGGCTGAGCTGAAGGCTCAGCTGGATGCGGGCAAGATCACGAGGGAGCAGTTCGATATTGAGAGCCAGCTAATCCAGGCTAAACAGGAAGGCGCTCAGTTTTCGATTCAACAAGCAGCCACCGAAAAGGACATCAACGAGTCGAAGGGCGTGCAAAGCAAATTGCAGGCAAACATCACAAGCTCAGCAAACGATGCGAATAAGGCGGCTCGCGAAGCGCTGCAGAGGCAGACAGAAACTGTTCAGAATTTAGAGCAAGCAGCAAAGTTAAATGCTCAGAATACCAAATCAAAAACTGAACAGGCTGTTGCTGAGCTGCGAAGCCTAGGGCTTCAGCGCCAGCTTGTTCAATTAGAGTTTGAAAAGTCAATTCTCGGTCGCGAAACCGAAAAAGCTTTTGTTGCTTCAGCCCGTGCATTGGCTCAGGCAAAGATCGAAGCAATCCAGTTGAACGAGCAACTGCAGCAGGCGGTTCTTGCAGCTGAGCGGATTAAATCGATTGGTATTTACAACGGACCTGTCGACGCATTCGGAGAGGCGGGCAAGAACTCTGCATTTCTTGAGGAGTTCCGTAAAGCAGTCGATAAGCTCAAGGACGCGAACGGAAACATCGTGGGCGGACAGCGCGCCTATTACGACGTATTTAATCGTTTCCTGCAGCGTGCCGAGCAGTTTAATCAGAACAAATCGGCAGAGAAGAATGCGAATGCACGAGCAGAGCTGGATAAGTACAGCGGCAACTCCTCTGCGGCATTTACCCCAAGCCCGATTAACATTACAACAGGTCCTGTTGTTCAGATGGACGGAACCACCTTCGTCAAGCAAGACGACTTCACCAAGGGCGTGAAGGATGCCAGCAGTCAAGCGACGCAGAATACATTGAAACTGCTGGAGAGCGACCCTGATGTGCGCCGTAAGGTTGGGTTAGCACGATGACAGCATTCGCAACGTTCGCGACGGTTAAGATCGACAATGCCGGCAATATCAAGCAGTTCTCCTGGCAGAACTATGAGCCTGGTTATAACTACATTGTGGGGGGCGTTGGCTACGTCTTCCTCCCTTTCGCGATCAGTGACATCGTTGAAGCGAGCAGTGGCAGCGCGGCTTCCATGCAGATTCAGATGCCAATCAGCAGCGAGTCCGTAAAGCTGCTTAAGGACGGATTGAATGTAGCTGGCCCATGGACAGTCGAAGTTATTGTTCGCATGTTTACCCCAAAAAGCGACGGTAAGCTGTCGACATCAACATCAGTTAAAACGACAGTTGCATCGTTTCAAGCCGAGATGATCGCCGGTTCAATTGATGAGAAGTCAGTCACAATTGAAGTTGGCACTCGCCTAGATGCGGTTGAGGCGCAAATCCCGCCGCGCATCTTCTCGGCAAACTTAGTCGGTCGCCCACCAAAGCTCTAACGTCATGCAGACAGACCCCAAGCCTCAAGGCGCGCAATCACCCTTCGCCAACAGTGGGCTGCAAGATCAGGTGCAGTCGTATCAAGCGATTGAGGCGAATCTGACAGAGCGGCAGCGCGTGATCACAATCGGATCGCGTATCCCCATTGTGTTTTGCAAAGAGGAAGAGGGCGAGGGCGGAGCATGGGTAACGCCACCTGCGGGAAAGTTTGGCGTACAAATTAACCCTGGCGCCCCTACTGCGTTTTCGATCGGCACTGTTGTCTCTGATGGCCAGATTGGAACGATTGCGGCGGCCGATGTCTACAAGGGTGCCTATTCAATCCTTACAGTCCCGAATTACAAAGTCACGTTTGCTTATAACTCGATGCCGTCGACAGGGTTTGATTATACGTTGTCAAACAGGGAAATCAAGAACATCGAGGAAAGCGTTGGTGGGACTATGACCACCAAGTTCACCGTGAAAAGGGCGGCAATCAGGAAACTGCAATTCATCGTGACCAAAATCGCAAGCACAACAACGGGTGCGTCTCAGTTTTTCACTTGGAAGTGCTTTCAGAATGGCCAGCTTGTGGCTCAGAGCCAAACTGGAACGTCTGTTCTCGGGGTAGATTTTACCTTTAGTTGGCCAACGCCAAGGGATGTAGAGGTTCAGTTGTTCGCTGCGGCAATTGGGTCTGCTGCGCAGATTACCTATAGCTCACCGGCGACTGTCAATGGCTTAACAAGAACAGACGTCGAAGTTGTGAAGCCTATTGGCGCTGATGAGAAAGATCTGCCGGTCTTTGCAGGCTCTGGGGGGACTTTTGGCGAGATGAGCTGTCTTGCTGTTGGCGGACAGATCCGAGCGTATGAGGAGGCTGGCGGCCCAGCGGTCAAGGACACATATAAGTTCGATGTGCCTTTTTCGGGAGGCACGGCTACTGTCTATACCGTCAAAAATGCTGTTTATATTAAGGGGTTGAATTTGTCCCTTAAGCAAATCTATACGCTTAACGGCTATTCGTACACGGTGCTTGAGCCATGCAGCTGGGGGCTGTACTTTAATGGCGCACTTGTAAAGTCTGGGTCCGCTTTTGACTACAGAAGCACAACGCCAGGCACGTTTGAGATTAAGGCTACTTCAGTCAAGACGGGCAGAGCAACCGGGGATGGCACCATAGAGCTGTTCAAGGCAGAAGATGCCCCGCCGCCTGCAAGCACAATCACTTCAACTAGCACTCCTTTTGTGGTGTCAATAACCACTGAGAAGTTTGTTGTTACAGTTGCAGACGTGCTAAGTCTGAACATTGCAAGCTTGGTCTGCAGTACTTCGGGCGGGACAAAGTATTCGTTCCGTTATCAGTTGTTCCTTGATGGCGAGCTATACGACGACACAAGCGCCTTCGCGTTACAGCATGACAACGTAGGCGTTCAGCTCCCGAACCCAGCAACAATTGCTCTTTACATCATCCCCCAGACCAGCCCGTTCCCTGCTGGTGTGAGCGCTCGTGGAACTGCCGTCACTACCAAGACGGATGGTTCGGTGCCACCTGTGACGGTTGTTGGGACGGGGCCTATCACTTGGGATCAGCAGATCCGCTGCTTTGTGAGGAATGGCGTTAGTTGTACGAGATACCTGGGGTCACCAGCCTCGGGTAGCTCTAATAACTTTGCAGATCTTGCAAGGTATTTGCTAACCGCTACTGATCGTGTGTCAAACGCCCGTATCGATGACACATCTTTCTTGGCCGCTGCAAAATGGACTAATACCGAGCGCTTTTTGTTTAATGGAGTCATTAGCTCGCCAGTGAACGTGCGGGAATACCTACAGCGGCTCGCCCCATTCTTCTTGCTGCGGTTTGGGTTGATTGGAGGGGAGTATTCCTTGGTTCCTGTGGTTGGGGTCAAAAGTGATGGTTCGCTTAACCTGGACCCAGCGGTTCCTAAGTACACACTCAAAGCCGATTCAATTATTGAAAACAGCCTGAAATGGGAGTTTATCAATCTTTCCGAGCGACCGCGCAACTATGTCGCGGTTAATTGGCGAGAGCAGGCGTCCACCAGCTATAGCGTCGTGAAAACGGTGGAAGTCAAAGAGGTGGCCACCTTGCTAGATGCACCAAGAGACTATTACGACATGAGCGATTTTTGCACTAATTACGACCACGCACGTAGGTTTGCCAAGTGGACGCTGGCGTTCCGTCGACTTGTAACGCACAAGATTGAGTTTGCTTCCTCTCAGGATCTGCTGCCGCAAATTGCTTTTGGCAATTTAATCCGACTCAACTTTGATGCGACGCCGTCTGTCAGGCTTGTAGCATCTGAAAGCGAGTTATATCGTGTTGATTCGGTGTCGGAGTCTGATACAGGCATCTTGCGCGTCAAGGCAACGCATTGCCCTGTCACTCAAGATGGTGTTGAAGCTGTGAGCTTCAGCTACGCCAACGATTCATTCGGGATCTACCTCTAATGGCAAACTTCCCATCCCTGCGCCCATCGGTCAGAACCTGGACCCCAGCTGCACCGCCGATGCAGACCTTCACTTCGCAATCGGGCTACGAAGTGCGGGTGCGCTATGGCTCAGTGAATGTTGGCAGCAAGCTGAGCTTGGCGTTTGACAACCTATTGGAAGGTGACGCCAACCTGATCACGGCTCACTACTTAGAGCAGCAGGGGAGCTTCACGGAGTTTGATCTGCCTTCCACGCTGTTTGCTGGCATGACTAATTCATCGGGCATCACGCCGTCTGGCAGTAAATGGCGCTATGGGGCTCCGCCAACGGTGAGTTACGTTGCGCCTGGTATCGCTAGCGTGTCTGTGGAGCTGGTCTCTGTTCCTGTCTGATGCGCAAGTTTTACACCGGCACTGACGGCAGCCTGAGCGTTGACGG